TCGGAATAGTTAATGGTGCAAGTTCTTCCAAGTCCTCTTCTCATTGGAACGCATTGACGACTGTGGCTTCGATGACAAAAAATTAATATACTATGCCGTTACCAAAACAAGTAAAACCAACTATTCGATTAGTACCAAACAAAACTTTGAGCGCAAGGAGAGAACAATTATTGGAATATATAAAAAAAGATGGAACTTATTTGCCAAAATCAGTATTACATGCTGATTTGGATAAGGGTATGTTAGAGTTTTGTAAAACAGAACTAAAGGTGGTCACTTCTGGAAAAATTGTTCCTTTTTTAGATATTATTATTACAAGTCAAAATTGGACTCAGTATTTGGAAACATCTAGTTTTGTAGATTTGGATTTTAATCCGAGTCCTCCTTTTATAACCCTTGTTAGAGTACCTGAAGTAAAGTTTGGCTCGAATCCTGCCACGAAATATAACATTCCGAATCGTAAACAGTTTTATTATGCTTCTGTCCCTACTTGGGATGGTAATATGCAAGGGATGGATATATATACAATTCCCCAACCTGTTCCTGTTGACATCAACTATAGTTTGAAGATTATTTGTAATAGAATGAGAGAGTTGAATCAGCTCAATAAAAACGTGATGTCAATCTTCGCTTCTAGACAAGCTTACACATTTATTAAAGGCCAGTATGTTCCTATAATTTTAAACAATGTAGGTGACGAGTCTCAGATGAATATTGAATCAAGAAAGTATTATATACAAAACTATGATTTTACAATGTTGGGTTATTTGATAGACGAGGAAGAGTTTGAGGTAAAACCTGCAATTCAAAGAATTACACAAATTGTTGAAGTTGACACTTCAACACTGAAAAAGAAAAGAAAAACTTGGCCACAAAATCCAAGTCAATTTCCATCTGATTTTTTATTTTTATCTGGTGTAACTTCTTTGAGTGAAAAAATAGATTTTACTGCTAAAATGTCGATTATATCAACAGATAATGTTTTGTCTTATGATGTTTATATCAACGGAGATTTTTATGGTACAAATGTTAATTTTATTCAAATTACTTTCAATGATATGTTAAGAGTAGATGTTGAAAAAGAAAATAACAGTAAACCCTCCTCTATAAAATTTGATAATAAACTTTTCTAATTTTCACCGTAGATATCCCTTTTTTCCTGACAATTTTGTATTATCAAATTTTCCAAAAATTTATAAATTTTCATACCTCTTTTGTCGCAATACTTTTTTAATATTTCGTGGACCTTAGGGTCTATTTTTATGTTTTTTATTTTTCTCTTAATTCTCATAGTAGAAAAAAGGTAGAATTTATTCCTACCGTTTATAAATAGATAATGAAAAGTAAAGTTTTTTCATTCCTATTAGAATATTTATCAATAAAATAAATCTCACAGAATAATTTAAAATAATGGCAACAACAACTGTAAACCAAAAAGTTTATGTTTCACCGGGCGTCTACACTTCAGAGACCGACTTATCGTTTGTAGCACAAAGCGTTGGTGTAACAACATTAGGTTTAGTGGGAGAGACTATCAAGGGTCCTGCATTCGAACCTGTTTTCATAACAAATTTTGACGAGTTTCAAGCCTTCTTCGGAGGTACTGAACCAACAAAGTTTGTAAATACACAAATTCCCAAGTATGAAGCCGCGTATATAGCTAAATCATATTTACAACAATCTAATCAACTATTTGTTACAAGAGTATTGGGATTGTCTGGATACGACGCGGGCCCGTCTTGGAGTATATCCATAGTAGCTAATCCTGACCCAAAAACAATCGGAATTAATGCGAGCGTCGCTCAAGTAAATTTCACAAGTAATTTCTCAGGTAACACGGGAGGTACCGTCAATTGGACTAGCTTACCCGCTTCTATTTCTACGGTATTCAATAATGTTTACACACTTAATAACGGAAGTACGTCATCTTACAATGCTAGTTGGAATACTGCTATACAATCTATTTTTTCTAATACCTCTTTATCAGGTAACACTGTTTTCTCTTGGGGTTCTATTCCTAGCAATAATTATTTCAATTTAATTAACGCTGGTTTTACAGGATTCACAGATGGGTTTGATGTTGACAATGTCAATCTTGATAATAATGAGTTGACGGATGGCCAAAATGATGCTTGGTTCTATGCTAACTTCGATTTACAGAGTGGAGATAATTATTCAGGGACATCTGTATCTTGGACCGTTAATCAATTGACAAATCCAAGTACGGGAGTTTTCTCGGGCTCTGTATCAGGTAGTATCTTTACTTACTCCGGCACAGCTTTCCATGATTGGAACAATATGGTTGTTGCTACATTAAGGTCAAGAGGAATTTCTTTATATACAAATAACTCATCAAGTCAAAATCATGGTCCTGTATATGAAGTAACAGGTCTTACTGATGTCAAATTGGTTTGTGATGGTCAATATAGTGGGGTAACTCAAAATCCATTATCTTTGTTCGGGGTTTCAGGAGTTACAAAAAATGGAGAAAGCTTTCAATTTGAAACTTCGTTGCAGTCTACTTCATCAGAATACATTACAAAAGTATTAGGAGTAGAAAATTTTCAAAAACCGAGAAATGAAGTACCTTTATTTGTTGAGGAAATTTACCCTGGTTCTCTATCCTATGGATATAATTCAAGTTATGTAAGAGGTCTTAATTGTAATTTAATTTCTTTACCTGGTTCAAGACCTGCTGCGGGGACCCCGTCTCAAACATCAATAGCGTGGAAATTACAAAAATATCAATCACCGAAAACACCTTTCTTAGTGTCTGAGTTGAGAGGTAATAAAGTTTATGACTTATTCAGATTTATATCAATTTCTGATGGTAATGCGGCAAACACTGAAGTGAAAGTATCAATTACTAATTTGTCATTTAATAATATGTCTTTTGATGTCTTAGTCAGAAACTTCTTTGACACAGATACAAATCCAATTGTTATTGAAAAGTTTACCAACTGTAATTTGGACCCAAGTTCTAACAATTTTATTGCTAAAAAAATTGGTTCATCAGACGGTGAATATATTTTGTTATCAAAATATATTATGATTGAAATGGCGGAAAACGCTCCAATAGATGCATTACCATGTGGTTTCAACGGGTATACTCAGAGAGAATATGGTTCATCTTCTAATTATGCTCCATATATCGTTTACAAAATAAAATATTATTATCCCCAAGAACCTATTTTTAACCCACCTTTTGCGTCTACAGTAAATTCACCTGGTGATGTTATAAGAAGAAGTTACTTAGGTTTTTCATCATATTTTGGCATTGATGATTCATTTCTTCAATATTTGGGTCAACAAAACCCACAGATTGATTGGGCAGATACAACTGAATCAATCCCTTGGAATGGATTAACTAAAGGATTTCATATGGACTCTGGTGCTACGGTTGTTACAATAGGTAACGTTTACACAACTAGTGGTGAACCTGCATATGAATGTGGAGTAGCTACATTTACATCAGACCCTGAGTCACAAGAAAATCCTTATTATTTTATATTTGCTAGGAAATACACAGTATGTTTTGCTGGTGGTTTCGATGGATGGGACATATACAGAGAATTTAGAACTAATAAAGATGAATTCCAACTTGGTTCTTCTGGATATCTTGCAGGAGCAGCGACCTCTATAAGATATCCCAATGCTACAGGTGAAGGTATTTTCAAGAGAATTATTGTAGAAAATAACACTCAAGATTTTGCTAATACTGACTATTATGCTTACTTACTTGGTATTCTTACTTATAGAAATCCAGAGTCAACAAACATCAATTTGTTCGCAACCTCGAGTATAGACTACGTAAACAATTCTAATTTGTGCGAAGAGGCAATTGACATGATTCAATTCCAGAGAGCAGATAGTGTTTATATAGTGACTACACCTGATTACGACATGTACACACCTGATTCAACTGATTCACTTCAAATTATTTACCCACAAGAAGCGGTCGACAACCTTGATAATACTGGTATCGACTCAAACTATACAGCAACATATTACCCTTGGATTTTAACAAGAGATACCGTAAATAATACTCAAATCTATCTACCGGCAACTGGTGAAGTTTGTAGAAATTTAGCACTTACTGATAATATCTCTTTCCCATGGTTCGCAACAGCGGGTTATACGAGAGGTTTAGTAAATTCAATTAAAGCTCGTATCAAGTTGACTCAAGAAGATAGAGATACTTTATATCAAGGAAGATTAAATCCTATAGCAACATTTGCAGATGTTGGAACTGTAATATTTGGAAATAAAACACTTCAAATTGCAGATACAGCTTTGAATAGATTGAACGTAAGAAGACTGTTATTACAAGCTCGTAAGTTAATCTCAGCTGTAGCTGTAAGATTACTATTCGAACAGAACGACCAAATAGTAAGACAACAATTCTTAGATAGTGTTAACCCAATCCTTGATGGTATCAGAAGAGATAGAGGTCTTTACGATTTCCGTGTGACCGTTTCTTCTTCTCCAGAAGATTTGGACAGAAACACTCTCACAGGTAAAATTTACCTTAAACCAACTAAAGCTCTTGAATTCATAGATATTGAATTCTTT